CTTCTTGATCCTGCCTTTAGCAGTGAGAGATTTAATGATATTCGACTGCTCGATTCTGCCTTTAGCTTGAAGAGACTTTACAATATTCGACTGCTCGATCCGTCCTTTGGCCGTCGCAGTCTTCTCGTAAGTAGTTTTTGCGGCAGCAAACTGCATACTGGTTCCAGAATCTGCTAATAAAAAGGTATGTTTAGTATAACTACCGTATGTTGTTTTTGTTCCTCCCGTGCAAGTGCCAAAATCTGAAGTTAAATACATAATTATAACGACACCAGAACCACCATCTCCTCCTGCATAAGACAAAATAGTTGAAGAAATCGCGCCATCACCTCCATGACCCCAACCATCTCCTCCGTCCGCACCAGTCCTTGCGGTGCCAACAGCACCTCCGTTTCCGCCATGAGCATAATAGTTGCCAGTAATTGGATGAACAAAATTATCTCCTCCAACCCCCGCGACACCCGACGAAGCATTGCCGCCGACGCTTTCTGCTCCACCACCTCCACCAGAAGCACTGTGGGTTGTAGTTCCATCGTAATAATTATTTCCTCCATGATAACCCTGACCACTTGTTTCATCGCCATAAGTTGCCGCATCGTCATAATTTCCGACAGCCACACCGCCGCCAGAACCACCGTCCCTACCAGACATTTCGGCATCGCTTGGACGACCATCAGCGCCGCCACCGCCGCCGCCACCTTCTGCCGTGATCGAACTAAATACACTATCACTGCCACTATATCCAGCAGCACCGTTAGCGTTATAAACGCCACCTGCTCCACCGTCTCCAACGGTAACCGTATAGGCGCTAGTATCATTTACCGCAAAGGAGGCGTTATATACTAAACCGCCCCCTGCGCCACCGCCGCCTGCTTTACGGACATATCCAAGAGCGCCGTGGGCGCCACCGCCGCCACCAGCACCAGCTACCACTAGAATGGATATGTTTTTTGATGCCATATTCTATATATTACCAAGATAATCGCTTGAAAACGTTGATTTTACAACTTCTAATAACGCTAAATAGTCTTTGTTATCTTTTGAAATTATTCCTAAATCAATGCACGTTTGATATTGTTTTAATTTAATCACATCCTCAAAAAATTTTTCTTTGGTAGTATCTACTACTTTTATCTCTTTAGCCGGAATGGATATTTCTCCAAGTGTTATCTTAGGACTTAATTCTGGAGCAATATTAAGTGAGTCTAATTTTATTGCAATACGAGCCTTCAACTCGTCAATACTTTTGAAACCTCCGTTGGTTGATCTAATTTCCGTAACAGAATTAATACCATCAGTGTATTCGATGGTCACAAAGAGCTCTCCCTCTCTTTCTTCTTTGTTAATTATGCTTGCTGTCCACATAATTTTAAATTTAATTTTGTAGATTAATTATCAAATAATTTAATATCTCCATTTGGCTCTATTATTACTGCTATTTTTTCGCCACCTGGGACCTCGTAGCCAAGTATAAAACGATTATAAAAAAAGAATTCATCCATCATGTCAACGAATTCCCTCAATTCACTTCTGGCTTCTCCTTGAGCTTGACTTAACCTCTTCCGACTGAATAAAATTAATTTTTTTTCTCCAGTTAGAGGATTCATGCAGCATTTTGTTTTTACTTCTTGAGAAGCAAAACCATTAAGGAATTCGAACATACCAGTTTCCCAATTTAAGCGAACAATAATTCGCTTCTCATCCATATCGGTTTGCCAACCGAAATTAGATATATATTCGACATTTTTAATTTTTGTGTGATCAATGTCTTTAAAATTGTGTTGGATTTCTCCTTCAAACTGTCTGAGGATCGTTCCATCTGTATAATTTACCTGCCATTCAAATTCAAGATTTGAAAAATTAAATTTATCTAAATATGGTTCGTAAGATTCTGGCACTGTAATATCTCCAGTGCTCCGCTTTCCGATCTTGACGCCCATACTTAATAATCCTTTAGTAGCTTCTGAAAAATTAAACATTCCTTCCTGCCTTTTGCGCAGGAGTTCATCGATTTTGTTGTTTTGAGATTCTATTTTTTTTTGTTCTTCCATAAAATTGAAAAAGGAGAAAAAAAGATGGGTGAGAGTGGAATCTCTCTGGCTGCATTGGATTGAAGCCTATGCCATTTTTTTTAGCCATCACAGACGATTAGGACTCGTCGTAATTTAGAGTGAAAGTAGCTAAACTGGTATCACCGGCAGCCGCTGCAGAGGTAGTAACCAACTGCAAGACAATATAGCCAGTATAACCTGAAGCCACCAATCCACTGGTCAAACCATTTCTACACTTAACGTTCGGTGTTCCTGGATCAGACGTAGGAACGGCTGATACGCATTTGTTGACACCAGTAACCGGGGTTGAATATGCGCTCGGAATAGAAGGTGCCCACTTAACCGAAAGTCCAGTATTGGGAGAAAAGTCTGTTGACTTCCAAAATTGAACATTATCAATTTTATTGAAAGTCCCAGTAAATTTAGCTCGAAGCCAAACTTCATAGCTCTTTTCACCGGCGGAAATTGGGTAAGTCGAATAGTTCGCCGCCGTAGCGTCATCTGCTCTCTTAAAATTGAACAGATTTCCCGAAATGCCCAAAGAGGCAACGGTGCCCGGCGAAGTTCCATAGGTCTGTGCCCATGCAAAAGTTGCAGCCATAATAGTTCTCCTTAAATTAATTAAATTTATGTTAATGTTCGACCTTTAATCTATTACGAGATAACATTTTGAACCGGTCCCGAGCACCTTGACATGAAGTCCTTTATCGCACCGAAAATCGTGCATAGGATGCGATACTGAGTCATACTTGATGGCTCCGGCATTCAAAATGGTATTGCCTGATGCATTCCCGTCGCGGATCGTAACGAGAGCACCGGAAGTGATCGCGGCGATAATAACGCTTTTCAGGATCACTTTTTTAGTCGTGGCAATAGCCTGTTTTCCGACTGTGCCGCTGACTGTTACTTCTAAAATGTCAGACATATTTTAATCTTTTTTAGCCTTAGGCTGGGCAGCAATGATTTGCTGGTAAGCCTCGGCGTATAATTTAATATTGTCGCCTATCCATTTTCCAGAAACCCATTGTCTGTTATGCTTACGCATTTCTTCTCTGATTTCCGGTTTTTCGATAAGCTCTTTGATATTATTATACCATTCATCGAAAGTTTCTGCCAACAAAACTTGACAACCATCTTTTTTGGCCTCCTCGTAAGGAACGACTCTTGAGGCTACGATTGGACAACCGATAGCAGAATATTCTTTTAATTTTACATCGGATTTACAGTTACCAAAAGATTCATTGATAACTGGGGCCAAGGCAATGTCCCAGCCATGAGAGGCTAAAACTACCGGATAATTATCAAGCGATTCTCCCATCCAAGTTACTGACTCTCCCTGATAATTACATTTTGGACAAATTTCGTGAAATTCTTCGAGATTATCAAATATTCCCTGCAATTCTGGCTTGATCATTCCCATAGTCTCAAATTTTACTTTTCCCTTATATTCTCTTACAATCTTTTCGATTACTTTAGAGATCATCTTTAGATCATCCATGTGGGCATTACCTCCAGCCCAACCGATTCTAATTATCCCGTCATTCTTTTTTGTTTGTTGTAACGACCAAAGTCCTTCGTTTAAAAAATTTGGTAAGACAAAAATATTGCTATTATAAGGAAAATATTCCCGTGCCAGTTGGTTTGTTGAAACCGTCATGGCATTGGCTCGTGAGATCTGCGCGACAAAACGATGCAAAAAAAGTGTGGCTGGATTCCATGCGCCATAGCCTCCAATATTATGTGGTGAAACTTTGTGTAGAAAATCATCGATTTCAATAACAACCGGTTTATTATTTTGCATAGCAAAATTCATAGCTTCTAAGGAAACAGTCGAACCAGATTCCTGTAATACTACAATATCAGCCTGTAGAATATGTTCTGGCGTGGTTGTGTTTAAATCTACTATCGTGTTCATTAACCCGCGCAGACGCAAATAGGTGGCTGGTTGCTGACAACGGTAAAAACCGCAGCCGCCTTGATCCCTTACCACAAATAGAACGGTCTTTAATTCTGGATTAAACGGAATAGTGGCCGGGTTTACTTTTGGTTGAACTTGTGGCTTTATTACTATTTCTTCTGCCCGTCCCTCCGGACTAGCGAATTTTAAAGTTTTACGAATTATTTGATCTGCCATATTATTGTATTTTAGGTTTTTTACCTGAGACTATCATCTCGTAATGAGCTTTTTTAAACTGCAGATTATCAAACCACTGTCGCTGATCTTTCTCCGGAAATCCTACCTTGCTTAACATCCGCACGATCTCTTGTTGACTAAGATAAGTTTTTCTCCTGAAGTCTTGATTCAATTCTGCTAAGGTCAGGTCACCGCCGATATAAGATCGATTAATATAGTCAAAGTCCATATCGACAATATAAATTTCTCCGCCCGACTCCAATAAATTAAAAAGATTTTGAAGGATGGGCAGGATTTGATTTGGTTCGGCCGCACCAAGAATATTAAAGGCATAGATCACTTTAATCGAAGCCTCTCTAATATTCAACCCGATGCGAGGATCCATGACAATGTCAGTATCTGGCGTCTTCTCATACCAGATTACCAAAGCGTCGTCAACTCTTTTAACTGGCGAAATTTGTATTTTCATAAATTGTTCTGTGAATTAATTCTTTATATTCTTTATGGCAGGCCTTGAGCCATTCTCTTCCTACCCACGGACTGCAGTTAGACTCACTATCAAAACTATAGTGGGTAAAAATATCTTGCTCTTTTAGGCCAAAATTACTTAATAAAACTTCAGCTACTAGCCCAGCTAGATAACGTATAGATTCATTCTCTGGCGAATGATTAAAATATCTGCCAACAATCTCGATGTGAATACTTCCCTTGTTAGCTATATTTGCTGAACATTTTCCCTCTTTTTTAATAGGCGTAAATAGCCATATCCCATTCGGGGCGATAAAAATATGCGGTCCAGCTTTCCAGCCGCGCGAATTATAGAGATTGTAATAATGCAGCATCGATCCGGAATTTTTCCAGCTTTCAATCGGAGACGAAGTGTGATGCATAATAATTCGGGTTATTTTTCTATCCCACGGTCTCCACTTTTGGCTATAGATATAACTAATAAATTTTTTATCAGTCATTTTTTGATTAAGTATTTTCATATTAATTTTTCCCATAGACTTGATCTTCGAGAGAAAATCCTTCCACTCGGCCATCAAGCACGTCATTAAATTTAACTAATTTATTCCCAAAATCTGATAAAAAATCCTTTTTGACTGCTTGGCCTTTACGCTTCTGCCACTTAGCAGCATATTTTGGCCAGAAATTAATATAATAATCACAGGTCTCTTCCCAATGTTTAACCGACAATCCTTTGCCAAAATGTTTGATTATTCCGGAAACAACTATCTTTTCTCCGGGAGGCAAATTAACTACTCGCTGATCTGGTTGATTATAACTCAAATAGGGAGAATTTTTGAAGAAAAAGACAATAGTGCGAAATTCTGGTCCTACCCACTTGCGGATATTGTGATCAAAATTTCTGTCTGCCGGAGTGATATAAATATCAAATAGCCGGCAGGCGATGGCACATACTCCTTTCTCAAAAAGCAGTTGCCAATCATCAAAATATATCCGTTCGTCAGCATCAAAATAAACAAACCAGTCATCCGGTTGTGCGTCTTTTTGTGCCCGGGATAAAACTCGTTGCCGGTTGACATGTTCAGCTCGCTCTCGATCTACGTCCCAGTCTTCAGTCAAAAGAATATCTTTAACTGCTGGGTGCTGGCGACATATTTCTACTGTTCTGTCAGTAGAGACATCATCAACAACATAAATTCCTCCCGTGCAGAAAGAACCCCAATGATCGAGCGTCTCTTCGATTATCGCTTCTTCATTGCGAATTTTTGTTAGTCCAATAATTCTCATTTTTTTGTGATTAATTCTTCAGCTAAAGATATTAGCCATTTAGCCGCTGCTTTGACATTATGCTCTTTTTTCATTATGTCATGCATGGCATTTATCGACTTTTGGTCCCACGCCGCATCAATTTGAGCGATAATGGCTGATGCCGGTAAGAGGTTGTTTATTGATTGCCATTTTCTGCCGCTAAAATTGGTTCTAGCGAGTTCATCGTGACTTTTGGGAGTAATTACCCCGCCAGTGCCCCAACGTCCGTGAACGACCCCTATCTTTCCCATGCAGACCCCTTCTAATACCGACCTGCCCATCCCAAATACAATATCAGCATCTCTCATGACGTCCTCTACTTCAAAAGTAGAGGCAAAATTAGCACCTATGCCGATAAATTTAGCATCATAATGATCAGCTACCTCTTTAATAATCTTATTTATTTCGTCGTCCACTCCCCAGTAATTAGAATTTACTAGGATAGTTTTTGGCTTAGACGGCAATTTTCCTTCTTTTTTGAAGCGTTCTAGGTTAAAAAAGTTACGAATTAATTTTGACTGGATGCCATAGACCCCCATTAATAGATCCTGCACTTCTTCGGAAACAGCCAAATACTGATCGACCTTAAACTCGGTAACCGGATGTTCTGGATAAATTTCTCCGGTTTCTGGGTTGCTGTGGATAATTCCGTGAACAACTGCGATGATTGGCACCTGGGGCAACTTAGATTTAATATATTTAGTGATCTCATAATGAGAACAAATGACAACATCAAAGTTATCCTCCGCTTCCTGTAAAACTGGTGAGAATGGTTTAATACCACTCTCTCCGGTTATCTCCTTGACGCATTTTACGCCAAGTGCTTCCAGTTTAGTAGCGATGAATCCTAGCTGTGGACTATAAGCAGTTACTTCATGACCTAAATTTTTAAGTTCGGCGGCTAAGGTCAACGTCCACATCTCCGATCCGGCCAGCCAATCTAAGGTATTATTGCCAAGTAAAATTTTCATAGATTGTTTAATTAATTTTTAAACACAAAGGGGCGATCACCGTAAAGATGAACGCCCCTCGAATATATCAGGTTATCATGGTTATATCAGCAAGAAGGCTTTAAATTTTTTGCCCTTGATGTTACCCATAACATAGAAACTTGCACTGGTAGCTGCTGATGCCGCGCTCTCGCCGCAGACATAGCCTGAGGTGTAGTTTTTGGCACCGTCGGCCGCATACCATGGTGTTACGATAACAACTGATGGAACCTTCCCGAGTGTATGAGTCTTGGGATAAACGACATTGGCGCAAAGGATTGTGCCTGTAACCACTTGGGTTTTCAGGTTGTCCTTATAAATCTTGATGGCGCTAACCCCGTCAAAATTCGGGTAATAACCTGATATGCAATCTTTTCGAGATGTAGGCATATTAGGTTATTTTAATTATTGTTTAAGGTTCCAATGGATGGCATGAGCCTTAGCTGCTTGCTTGACTTCCATGGTGTATTCACCCACGATCTGCCATTTTTCTGAGTCACCGGTTTTCGCCAGCTTCTCTAAGAAGAATGAACGACCTTGTAATGGTTTGATATGGACTCTGGAAGAGTCGATCACAATCGCAAAATCCGAAGGGATCCAGCGATCAACCACTACGCGCAGGTTGACACCTAAGTCAGATACGAATTCCTCAACCGTAAATCCGGCGCGTCTGGAATCCATAGTTGATCTGCGATACTCTTTATCGAAGCTAGAAATTTTCTGCTTCTGAGTTCCGCCAACCAATACTAAGTCAGGGTTGCCCCCGTCATCCCAGATCTGCTTAATCATAGCGTTCAAAACGCTTGGGGTTAAGGTCTCAGCAGTAGAAGTGGTATTACCGCTAGATGCATGTTTGATGAAATCCATCAAACCGCCCATGGTGCCATATACAGTGTCCGAGTTATCGGAGGCTGCTCTGATACCAAGAATAACGGTTCTATCCAATTCCCTGATAAGTTCGCGTAATCTCTTATCGATTTGATAAGAATCCTCGGCCGCGATGCCATTGTGTTCAATGGCAAGTGCTGTGCCGGTAAGTTCGACACCTTTCGAGAAGATCTGAGTGTAGTTATAAGAACGAGCTCTTGCTACAGATTCATCTTTTGGACCGGTCATGCCTTGCGGGCGTGCATTGGCAATAATGTCATACACGGCGCTGTTGGCGTGAGCCTCGGCTGATGTGCCGCCGAAACCGCGGACGACAGTTGCTGAAACACCAGATCTTGCAGTAACCTGCAAAACCTCGTTTTTGCCAGATAACTGGTCAAACAGCATTGTGCCTGCGGTAACGCGAGCATAAGAAGTCGCGTCCAAAATTAGAACTGTGGAGGCGGTGCTCAAGGCACCAGCCGAAGCCGCAGTTACTATAACAGGATTTAATTCATCCTCATCCCACTGATGCTTAGTCTGGGTAACGGGTTTGCCTTCATTGGAGAATCCTAAGACCGAAAGGACATCGGAATCGTCCAATAGAATGACATCCACCATTGGATCCAAACTATAGATGTAGGTTGCACTCTGATCATACGAAGTTGTCTGTGATGGTGCTTGTAAAGCCATGTGAGTATGATTTAAGTATTAAATTTTAAAATTACTTGCGATTGCCCTTCAAAATATTTTGAAGCACAGTCGTTGACCTCTGGGATCCTACTTTTCCATCAATTCCATCCGTCGGTGAAATTTTTGGATTATTAGGTCCAGATCCTCCGGCTGGAGGTGTTTGGTCTCTACCGGAAGTTGGTGGAGTGCCTGCGGGCGGTGTGCCCGTTGGCGCTTGGCCGCCACCATGTGCTGGGGTGGAAGCTGCAGAATCAAGTTCATCATCCAAGTAATCTTGAATGTCGGCAACGGCATCCACAACGGTTTGAGCTCCGGCTTTTGCAAACCCAAGAGGGTTGCGAATTACTGCCCGTTTTATAGCAGGCGGTAAGTCCTTATACTCATCTCCGTCGAGCAAGTCGCGCACCTTGTCCTTGACTTCCAATTTTATTGCCGTAGAGGATAACTCTATGATTTTATCATCCCTGTCTTTCAATGTAGCTAAAAGAGCAGGGGGAGCATCGTCTCCGTCGTAATCCGGCGTTGACCGGCGATTGTCTCGACGGTCTTTCCGACTACGATCGACAGTGGCATCCCAGCGGCCGGCCTTTCTCTTGAGGTTGTTTAATTCCTCGGTTGAGATACTGACCGTCTGCGCACCGCCGTTATCTCCGCCCGGGGGCTGGTTACCAGCGGCGGGAGGTGTGGGAGGATTTTGAGATCCTCCACCGGCAGGTTGTCCGGACGGATCCGGAGTAGCTGGCGGGTTTGTATTGTTATCTGTCATAAAGTCTATTATAGCACATTCTAGTTATTCCACAAACACATCTATCGATTTACATCCACTGACATTCTCTAATCTTATTTTATAATAACTGTCGTTGATTGGTAAACTTATTCTTTCTCCCCAACGCCCAGTTGGATTAGAGCAATTACGCATAGTAAACTGTGCGTTGCCGGCCATGTCTTCGATTACAATATCAAATTTCCCTTTTGGGTCATCGATTTGAGCGTGGAGCATGCCGATCTCGCTGGTATTTAAGATTACATTGCCTTCCCCACTGCTTTTGTTTTCTTCAAACTCAAAGTGAGCTTGATTAGGTAATTGTTCGCTCATATTAGATATTTTTTTATTATTTATGTTTTTTAATTTTTTTAACTTCTCCCCAATATGTCTTTCCTTTTAGTTCGCAACCATGGACATAGTGCTCCTTGGAAATAACTTTTGTAAAGACACGACCACCGTTAGCAATGCAATTAATAAATTCTTTTGGCATATATTTATTTCCCGTCTGTTGGGTAAAAAGCGTTAAAATATTTTACTTTTAATGGCATTGGTAACTGTTCGAATATTCTCTGGTCAAGTGGTATTTGGTATGACTTCATCTTAGTGGCAATGTCTGGGATTAACAGATTATACTTTTCCACAGTTTTGTCGAACTTAGTGAAATCACCGTCGATTAGACTGTTCATTGCCTCATTGATATGGTTGGTGTATTCAGTGCTGTCTTTTTTGATCATGCCGATGCGATCAGATTGTTCTTGCTTTTCCGGATCATCAAACCCAAGCATGATTTTAGTTAAAGTTGTGAAATCAACCCAGCGGATAATTTTACCAGCTGAAGACCAGACACCGAATGGCTTTTTGGGATCAGGAGAAACGGCCACCCCGGCTTCGTAGCGTTCGATTGATTTCATCCAGTCTTTAACTTTATAGGTGCCGACTCCAGACAAAACTCCACCATATATTTTTGCTGATCGATAAATATCCTGCCAGTTTTTATTAACATCTTCGGTCATGCCGGTAAGCGCACTATTAACTCCTGATATGAATGAAAAAGCCATTTTTCCGAGAGGTCCGATTGGAAAACCGGCGAATGGACCGGCATTGCCAGTAATCATGTCTTCGGCGGTATTAACCCATTTGGAGGCGTCAATATTAAAAGTATCTTCGATTGTGCGCTTAATGGCCGAACCAATGCCCATCCAACGAATTAATTTTTGCCATTGACCACGCGAGACCCAACTTTTCAGGGTAAATAGATATTCTGCCGTCCATTGTCCAAACTGCAATCCTGCTTTTCCCTTCAGTCCGTAAAACATCCTTCCCTCTGAACCTTTGCGGTATGGAAATTGGGTTGAGTCTAAGATGTCGGTAGCCATTAGGTCTTTAGCTTCCTCAAGTGCTTCGGGGGTATTGGCTCCGAATTTCTGGCGCAATACTTTTTGCAATGTTGGGTTAAATCCGTCCATATTTATGCCGTTTTCAAATTCGGCATAATCGATCTTGCCATCGCGGAATAATGTCCACATATTCTCAAACCGGGCTTCAACTGCATGGTAAGTAATGCCTCGGGTCAACTCATCAGTCCAACCGTATGGCTTCATAGTAAATCGGTTCAAGGTTTTATAAGCATCTACTGATTTGCCGATTACTCCCTTGCCCATGCCGGAGGTTAGATCCGCGCCGTAAGGCACGCCCATCTTAACCAGAAACCCTTTGTCTTTAACTTTTTGTAATCCTCCTTTAGAGAAAAATCTCTTAACGCCGATAGCAAAAAATTCTGGTCCGACATCCGGATAGGTAGTAAGCAATACTTGTATGGCGTTTCTAAAGACGGGCATGACACGCGGCAGACCAAGAGCGCCAGCATAAGAGGTGGTCATTATAGTGTCAAATAATTGTTTGGTAATATCTTTGGGAATAAATCCGTCCGTCTTCTCGGACAGTGACGCTCCCAAATTATTTAAGTATTCTTCTCCCTTGCCCGCATAACCTAATTTTTCCTGTAGGTAAGCATTGGCTGATTTCTGTAGGTTAGTGCCCGCATCCATGGAATTAATAATGGACTTGGCATGCTCGAGTGGATCGTGTAAATAAGTTTTTTTGCCGATAGCCCGAGTATAAATATCAAACAGTGCTAAAGCGTCATCCTCTAATGGAGCAAGATCGCCTTCGCGTTCAAATTCATAAAATGGTTTTATTTCTATCGGCAATTCATCGGTTTTATAGAGTTGGTTGATGCCACCGAGCTTTCTGATCTTTGGAGAATAAACTTCAAGAAATCTCTGGGAGGTTATTCCGAGAGTCTGAAAAAGACCCTTATATTGTTCCTTAAGCCAGTTTCCAATTTTAGATAGATCTGCTTTAACTTCTGGAGTAAAAGCTGAATTTTCAGTGATGGAAACTTTATTGCCTTCGATGTAGTCAGTGATCGCCCGGCGTTCTTCCACAAATTTAGGCCCAGCATATTTTCCAAACGTCTCTCTGGCCGCATCCTGCCATCTTTCCGAATAGACATTAAGCAAACGTCCGCCAGTTTCGATTGGCAGAAAGACTTCAGAATAAAGCGGTTTTCCAAATTCTCTTTCGGCCGCCTCCATCCAATATCTGGCTGGATGAGTCCACGGACGCATAAACCACATCCAATCGCTGTTAGTTACCGTTCCTTCTCCAGTTGAGGGCATTAAACGCATTGCCTCTGAGACGTCATAAGCTTCAGTTTGATTAAGATCGTAGATATTGTCTTTACCTGTAATTACTTTTGAAATAGCCTGCAGAGTAACGTCTGATAATTCCAACTCTTGGCGCAACCCCAATATCTGGTCGGCTTGCTTGCCGGTAATCATAGATTTTTCGAAACCCTTGATCGGCTTGGCTACGATCGATGGCGTCTCTGGTTTAGTTCTCAAAAACGGGTCTATTTCTGTGGCTTTCTGGCCGACAGTATCTGGAATCCTTCCCCCTTGTGTTGATTTGTAGTATCGACCACCCGGGACTGATTCGTATTCGGATATGACTTTGTTATACTCGGCGAGTCCTTCGGTTCTGGTATTCCAGCTTCCGAGGAATTCTCCTTGTCCTTTAATTTGTTCGATGTTTGTGCCATATGTTTGCCCTAATTTATCAAGTTGCTCGGTCAGAGCAGATCCTTGATCAAAGACGACAACCTTGATTCCGTCTTTGGTTTTAATTAACGTTCGGAATTGTATTCCTAATTCGTCTAGTTTCGGTCGTATCTGATCCAGCGTCACTCCTTTTATTTCGGCAGTGTATAGGGAATCAGTTCCTCCCTCTTTAGCTAAGAACGGTATAACCGCTTTTTGGTTTCCTATTTTCCCTTTGATAGCGGCTGAATATTTAAGTTCGTCAAAATTTTTAACATTTTTAAGTTGATTAAAAACTGTATTTTCTGCTCCATCTGACCAATCGCCGATAGCATTAACCGCTGTCGATTCATGACCTAACTGGACATCGACGTCCTGTCCAATAGATTTATAACGAGCCTGATCGCTCCCGGTGATGCGCTGGGCGGCTTGCTCGAAGGTAAGACTTTCTTCGATATTCGGACTATAAAACTGATAAGCCTCACTAATAGTGGCCGGCGTGCTGACGGCTGCTACTTTAGCAGCGGCCGCGTCCATGGCTGACGGCATAGCTGATGGTTGGTTCATGGCCAGCGCGCCTTCGCCCTGTTTGACTAAGGCGGTTGAATTGTATTTTACTAATCCGGATTGCAATTTTAATTCTGGACCGAACGCTCCCTCAGTTACGGCACTACGTCCAAATTTTGATTTAAAATAATCAACAGTGCTATCGGCAAGTGATTTTCTAAGCTGAACGATTGAATACTCAGCTGCTCCTTCACCTCTTGGAGTCACCTTCATAAAAGTATTATTACTGTTGCCTCCAAATTTTTGTGCGGCTGATTTTGGCATTCTGACGTAAGTAACATTTGGATTCTGTTTAGGAGATAAGACTTCTCCTTTGATCATCTGTCCTTCGGAAGTATAAGCCTTAGTTTTGGCCACCTGCTCAGCTGTGAGCGGACGAAAGTCTTCGGCTGTTACTCTAGTTGTGCCTTTGACTTGGGAGATGCGCGGTTTAAAAGCTGATGCTCCGGCTTCCACTAAAGAAGCGGAGATGGCCAGATCTCCAGCAAATTCTCCAGTTGATTTGACTGCTGAAAAAAATGGCGACATCCCCATGGACTTTCCTTCTTGATAACTTCCAGCAATTCCTTTTACCTCTCCCAGCCATGGTAAGCTATATGATCGGCCGCGACCTAAGCTATCCATCACTCTTTCACTGTCTGTTCCTGGTCTTTGATCAACGGCGGCGATTGTTTTAACTACACCGTCATAGAATGACTGCTCTAATCTGAGTGGAGCTTTTAAAACTTCCCGTGGCAGATTTTTTATCATGCGTCCGACTGTTTTTATACTTTGCCAATCAAGATATGCTGTTTTTTGAAAAAAATTATAATTTTCATTCCAATCCTTTTCTTCCGGCATGTCATAAACTGTATTGGCTAGTTCGTAGGGGAGACGGCTCCAGACTGATCGATTGGCTTCTTTTTTGTAATATTCTGTCTCCGCTGCCGAATTGGCATTATTTATATTTTGATAAAGTTGCTTTTGAGTAACCGCGGGCGCGACAATATCCGCCGGCTGTTGTTTGGCTGGGGCGTTCATTTGATTCAATCGATTGTCGTAATAATTTTCTGCGCGTGGCATAATTTTACTTAAATAAATTTTTGAAGTAATCTATACCCGATTTGACTGTGCGCTGAATAGTCGATCCGGCGGTAGAGGGAGAATTCTGCACTGGTTGTTTGGCTGTCTTGGTTACTCCAGTTCTAGCCGGTGCACTTTGGTCACTTTGCGTGTCTGGCGCTGCCGTTTGCGTATAGGGGTTTGACGTAAACGGATTTGGCGACATCATCGGTGTAGCATCTCCGGTTGGAGCCATGGTGCTCATGCCGGTATCTGGAGTTATTGGAGCTGAAACGTCAATGGTTTCATCGACGCTGCGCATCAATGACTGTTCGTATGATTTAGGTAAAGTTAGCATTGATTCCTGATTTGGCATGTCGGGTAGAGATTGATTAACATTGATATAGCGGGAATAGCCACCATCTTCCCGTCGTTTATAGATTGTGCCGCTAGTGCCTTTGGCCCATGAATTATTCGGTATATAACTTTGGATTTTAACTTCGTTTCCTGGAATATTAATATAGCCTGACTCTCCGACCGAAAGTGGTCCGCGCTGAGTTACGTTGGCAACTAACTTGTTTGGCTTGAACGATCCTGGGTTCTCAGGATCTGGGATCATCATGTCGGGCGATGAGAACATGTTGTTTCCCAAGACAAAATAATTTTTTCCTTCCCGTTTAAAATTTATTTTTCCATAGACTTGCATCCCGTCTATCATTGAATTTGTTTCGGAATATCCCGTTTTGGCTCCATTTCTAGCATAGTCAACGTCGATAATCTCGCCCTTTTCGTTAGTTGAAACATAGGCTACGTAGCCGAGTATTGGATTCTTGCCGTCAAAATTTTCCATTGCTCCAAGCGCACTTAGTTTCTCGTTATAATCAGAAAGAGCCGCTTGATATTCATTCATGTATTGAGTGGAGTCTTGCCCGGAATTAGCACGCCTTTCGATTATTTCCGTCAAGTCATTTAATTTTGATTGAGTGCTGGCTACGCGTCCACGTAGAAATTCTGCCGGGTTATTTCCGACCATCATTACGTCTTCAGCTGCTTCGCTTTTAGCGGTAGCGTTCATTGCTTCGATGTCATCCGCCTTTTCTAACTTGACGATTGCTTTTGCCTTTTCAAAATTTGATATTTTGACATCGTAATCTGAGCGCTGGGCGGCAGTGAGAGAAGATCCTGTTTGTATCTCTCTGGCCTTTTTAATTAAGAGATCATAATCCCCAGGAGAAAGATAGCCGTCCTTCCCCAGTTCATTCTGCATGATAGTTAGTTGGTCGGCTAAAACTCCGACACCAGATCCGCCGGATGCTTTGCGCAAACCGGGATTTAGAAATGAAACATTGAATACTGCCATATAGTTAAACTTTTAAATAAATATCATTTCCAGCCCGGACAGTTTTCTTTTCGACATCTGCAGGAGCAAATTGCTTCTGCAAAGCACTGTATTCAGTCGGGCTTAATTTATTACCCCAAATGGGTTTTACGTTTTGTTTCAAATATTTGGCTTGTCCTACAGTAATAATATCCTGCGGGTTATAGTATTTCAACATATCTGGATGCGGGACTAAAGCTCCCTGTGCAGTCGATGGGATTTCGGTGGTCTTAATCATTGAACCTTGTTGCAAGCCAGATATATCTGATACGGTTTTAACCGCGGCAAATCCCTTGCCAGTGTATGCTTTGAATTGTGTCTCGTCCCAGTTGCCGGTAAAGCCATGAAGTTGTCCGCCTTCGTATTTGTAAATCGTATTGCTATTAGCCATCTTAATCAGATCTCCGTCTTTAAGTTGGGGAGTGGCAAATGACTTTCCTTCTTTTTCCGGATTAACTGTTAAACCTGTGTCTTCACCAAATTGCTGTTCAGTTGATTTTTTGCCAGACTCGTTGATGACATCTGAGGCTTTTTTGGTGGCTAGTTCTTCCGGAGAGAAAGTCGCTCCCGCTCCTGACTTCACTGCAATTTCTAACGCCTGCTGATTAGTCATGCCTGGACTGTCCTTCATCACAGAGGCCATAGTCGAGAGGATATTATTGACTTGATCTTCTTTTTCTTTGGCCGCTGAGCTGACTACTTTCTGGTAGTTTAGAGTCTGATCGATGCCGTAAGCGTCCTGCATATACGCCAAATCACTGATCGCCTTCTTGGCGTCCAGCTTGGTTGAAAATTCATTGAGCACTGAAACTGCTCGCTTATCACCGGTTGTCTGCAAAGCGGTTTGCTGGTCTTGCCCGATGCGATCGGAATATTCTGCTAGTTCTGGACGATCTTTTAATCCTTCATACCATGCCTTGACTTCAGCCAATGAATCATTGGTGAGAATTCCGCGACTGGATTTGTAATCTACCTTCTCGTTAAGTTCGGTTTGGTATCGGGAAAAGAAACCATTTTCAGAGCGATCATTCAAATAGTCGCCTCGTTTTAATTCCCAAAATTGTTTGGCATTGTCGTAGGTCGTTCCGCCAATAGTAATTGGGGCATCCAAACTGGCATTTTCGATCTGGGCATTGAATTGGTTTAAAAGAGAGGTAGCTGATTGCCCGCTCATCGTGGCCACGGAAAAGTTTAAGAGAGTCCGCTGGACTGCCGATTCGCTATTGGTTTTATTGAGTGACTGCAGTTGCAGATCTAACAAGGCTACATAATCCTCGTTGCCAGCTTTTAAGGCTTTAGCTCGTTCGGAATTTATGTTAGCAATCTGTTTGGTTATTACGACTTCTGTTTTGTCGTTATTGGCAAATTCTGTTTGCCTAGTTATGGCTGTTTTTTGCGCCTCATAACGATTGCTCATTAAGGACGCTAGGTTTTCCTTGATTGACTTTTGGATCGTTGAGTCAGTAGTGTTTGCCAATTTTTCATTTAGCCAATTAATTGTTCGGTCGATAGACTGCACGCCGGAATTAAGATCCATAATTTGACTGAGATATTCGTCGTTATAGGCTTTTTGTTCGATTAAATCTTTCAGAGTCGAGATCTCGCCACGAATGCGGCGGCGTTCGTCTTTGTCACCAACGACGACGCGCTTCATCTGATCTTGCCTATATTCTAATTGTTGTTCAAGGGTTAAATTATCCTCGAGCACGGCTCGGTTAAATTGCGCCTCGTCGTCCAAGTTCCTTCGCAGTCTGGTTTTGGAAATCAACTGAATCTGCGATTCTATAAAAGAACCCAGATTAGTGGCAATTATTTTTTTGTCTGATAGTCGTTCGTATGCCATATGATTATGGAGTTACCACCGGAACCGCTGCGGCGGCGCCAGTTTGTTGATTGCCTGCTGCTACTGCGCCAGCCTGTCCGACCATAGGCTGGTTGCCCGGAGCCGGAGGTAATCCTTCTCCGTTAGATCCTGGAGTTGGTTGAGACACTGATTCTGGTGGCGGCGCTAAAAGTCCCGGCTGTCTCGCTATCTGTGGTCCGAGTATTGGATCCATTAGATCCTGCTTCATGCGCTTCTGTTCTATCTTTGGTTGCGGTATTCCCAGATTTTTCTGGGTTGTTGTCAAAGATTGGACTCCAGATTGCAGTTTGTTTAATTCGTCGATGATATTTCTGAGCAAGGTGGAAATGATATTCACCTCGCTGTTGTAATCTCCGGCGATGACGTCCTTGGTCTCTGGATAGTAGCGTTCTAGCAATATAAAAATATTTTTATTAAGACTACGTAATGCTTTTTGAAATCTTTTAATCTTCGGATTTAATTTCCTGATTACCGATTGTAAGGCCATGCTCATGGCTCGTCCAGATGGGTTTTGATTTTGCACTGTTGACATTAGCGCTTCAGATACTCCCGAAGTATCGAGAATCGCGCGACGACGGCCATCAACAAAATTTGCCGAGGCGTAAGGATCGCCGGCTCTTTGGATTGGGTCTAGCTCGCCATCTTCCGGCAGGTTAAATATTTTTGAAAGCCCATGGACTAAAACTTCCATGCCATCCAGATTTTTACCTTTGAGGTTGATGGTGGATAAAAATTTTAGGGCGTTGGCCAAGTCGTTATTGACGGCGGTATGAAAAAGTTGAGGATCGATTACGTCCTCAATATCTGATTTCCCGTAGGGATGATTTGGCACGTAATTATTTTTAATATATTCAAGCGGCACAAATCCCCAGTTGTGCCACCACCAATCGATTAGCTCATCTTCGATAAAGATGGCCATAACATCTTTTGTCCAATATTCGTGTTTAAATATCATCGATTGATAAGTCTGTTGGGATGATACGTTTGGACTGGTGCGCATGCCGATTTTTGATTTGGAGGCATGCTTTTTGATTAGATCTTCAATCTTGATTCCGCGTCCCTGCATCTGCAGTCTGAAATTACGCGCCGCCTTCATCGGTGAGATGGCGGTAGTATCAATAAAGCCGTATAATCGCTTGTAGTTTTCGTCTTCAAATATCGGCCGAATGTTTGCCGGATTTTCAACATTAAAGAAGACAATCTCCCAGTCTCTTTTATTAGTGCTGCCATTTTTTTCAAGCATTGGTCCTTTCAAAAAAGTGTCACCATAGAGAGAACCGGTTTTGGAGAGTTCGGGAAAAACAATATCATCTGCGTTGTTGTCATCGTAGATTTTTTTTAAAAGTTTTTCTTTGAACTCCGCCATGAGTTCAAGCATATCGTCCGTCTCGTCTTGAGAGGGACAGTTGATTTCAACAGGCGCATCAAACAATAGCGAAGCAAAATTATCCACGATGGACGCGCAATAATTGTCTGTTCGTTGGCTGGCTCCTGGTGGTTCATCGTGATCCCATTGATCGCCGCGATAAAATTGACCTAGAGTTTCGTAACCGACAAACTGCTTACCGGATGATCCTCGGGAAGCGCGAACGCCGTTTAACCGAAACTCAAGATCCTTATCGGTCTCGCCTTTGTGAATAATATAGTCTGCTTTTAAGTCCTCCTCAAATTTTGCTTTTTCTTCGGGGGACATGTCAGGTTTGTAGTCTAACATATGGTTTTAAATTTTTCGTTCTTTTATATTAAACGTTCTGGTTTTAATTGTTTTGTCGCCCGGTGTTGTTAATATCTGTTCTGGCGTGCGGGCTAAAATATTTAGGTTAAATACTTTGGTTAAATGTCCGGCTAATTTTTTCTCGCAATACCAGATTGGTAGTCCTAGAGCCATTACTTCGTCTTGCTCTAGCTTTTTATCTTCCATTCGATAATTGCTTAATTGTTCTTCTAGTTCTGGGATAAGGTAAGATCTTATCTTGCCGAAGTCTGGGCATAATTCTCCGATCCTGCCGTCGCCTAGCGTCTCAATTTTGCGACCAAATGTGAGTGCGCGGGCTAAAAGAAAGAGCATTTCGTCTTTTGGATTTTTAGCTAGAGTGAAATCGTAGAGATGCTGGACGTGCATCTCTCTGAGCATTTTTTTAATGATGACTCCGCCCATCGACGACGAATCGTGGATGATTTTTGCCTCATTAAAATCCTGCTGCAGGATCTTTAGTCTGGCTAAGACGGCATAAGGAGATCCGCCTTTGATAGATTCCCGGAAGACTACGCGGTAGAGGACATAATTTATATCCTTTTTTTTATTGGCTAAAAGATCAAGTAAGTCCGTGTAATCGACTACGTAGAAGACTGTTGGGTCTCCAGTATCAGAGAATCCCCAGTCAACGCCGATGATGTAGTAGTGGCCAGGTAGTCCCATTTGGATCGGGAATTCTCCCTCCCACATGCGGTCAATGGCAATCGACGGCAGCAACTTGGCGCCGGAGCTAACAAATTCTCCGAACGCGACCTGCCGATATTTTTCCGGATCTGTCTGTCGGATGGCTTCGAGGGTCATCCGCTTTTCTTCCGAGCCGATAAAAATGTTGTCTTCCAGTTTGCCCAGCAAAGTGAAAAATCCTTTTTTAAGCTCCATGCCCTGCTTCACAATCCGCTGATAGTAGGCGTGCGACGGCTTATCGACTTCCGGTGTGCCGATGATGTCCAAGGGACCGCCGGAATCGATCAACCGCGACTGGATCTTCGCCGGTAATTCTTGGCGGAGATGAAGCGACTGGGGAGCTTCGTCGTATGAAATGTAAAAGAATTGCGTGCCGGCAAGCGATGACGCTTGGTCTTCTCCGGTCGGCACTCCTTTAATGGATGAATTATTATTAAAAATAATTTCCCGCTTGGTTTGCTTGTGATCGACGAGAAAAGTTTTGATGCGGCAGACATTGCGCCGCTTCTGTCCTTCCCATTCGTAGATCATCTTGTCATTAAAAATATCCACAATATAGCGATAGGCGGCATCAACTTGCAGAGAGTGCGGGGAAATATTGAGTGTGCAGTATCTAGTATCGTGGATAAAACTCGGTTGGCCATGACAGCCTATCTTATAGAAATTATACCATATATGTTTGACAGATGTAATAAAGGTTTTGCCAAAGCGGTTAGCTGGGCAGAGAATGTTCTTTAAAAATGGATGTTCTAATAGGCCTTCGAGTGGTGGGAGATCGATGCCACAGACCTTAGCTAACTCATAACCATCTACTATTCTGGTCTTGGTTGTTAGCCAAAGCCAGACTTTTTGGGAGGGATGAAATTGTAGTCCTAAAAAATACTCTCCAAAAAAAATTGGATCTCTTCTTCCGCGGGCGATTGCTTCGGTCATAGGCAGGAGGATAATCTGGTCTTCTTTCGAGAGTCCATGCATCAGGGTATTGTAGTTTTTTTTAGTTGGCATATTATTTTTCTTCAAATTCTGCCGGGGAGAACTCTACGTCGGCCTTTTTTGATAGCGTTTTTGCTGGCTGAGTCTTCGCAGGCGGTTGATTTGCCCGATTTATGGCAATTTGGTTGTCTGAGACGTCATCGGCTTCTATAGCGCCATATTGGGCTCCTTGCAGCATATCCTCATACATGTTTGTTTTACGTTTTTCTCCGAGGACCTTAGCAGTAGCCACCATGCGGGAATCTCTAGCTTTCATGGCACTAAAAAGCCATCCCAGACGTTGTTCGATCGGGATGGATTCTAATATCTCTGGTCTTTCGATAACTTTATCTAAAGTTAAATCACCAATAGCAATAATCTTGCGCATGGCGGAATTTTCCATTGAGCTTTCTGTGGCTAGGTTGTCGGTAACCTTCTTGGTGATTTCTTCGGAGCGGATTGTTATCTGCAGGCGGAGACGTTTGATATAATATTTCCAGATCCGGAGAGTAATATTCGGATCCATTGTTTTAACGTATTCTCGATAGAACTCACAGACCGACATCGAGCGGCCGAGTAGGTTGTATTTTTCCATGATTGCGCCGAATGCCTCTGAGTCGTTGACCGAGCTTTTAATTTTGGGAGTTTTTTGTGTAGCCATGCTTTTATTATAGAATAAATTTGCCTTTTCAACAAATTATCCACTGCTTGGTGGTTGACATGGCGGCTGAATGGGTGTATAATGGTTTTACCTAGGTGATAACTTATGAAAAATTCAAATTTTCAAACTGAAATATTGACTCAGGCCCATTGCGGACGCTGGGTTTTTTTAATTTAATAAAATCGAGGCGGCTGCGCTACCGCGCGTAAGTAGGATTTCAACAGTTATCACCTTGGCGGGTGAAATTAACCTCCTCTCTCTCTCTTTTAAATTTATGTCTGAAGTCGATTCCAAACGCACTCGGTGCGAAATTTATAGCCGGGTTGCTGGTTATCTCCGACCGATTAACCAATGGAACGATGCTAAGATTGCAGAATATTATGATCGCAAAACCTACAAAATCAACGGACCCGTTACTTAACGTTCTTTACGACGTCTTAATTGTCGCGGCGCTATTGTTTGCTTTCTATCAGTCAGCAAAAATAGATCCGTGGAATTAAATTATTGTCTGGGGAAGGGACTGGGGTGATAAAGCCTAACAACGCCACTCTTCACAAAAAGTAAATATTTAATTTTCATTAGTTTAATTTCAATGCATGGAGATTAAACTTTCCACAGTGAACTCAAAATCACCTCTCCCCTCTTTAGACAATAAATCCGGGTAACGCCCGGCCCATGTAGATGGGAAAATCGCCGCGAGTGGGCCTGAATCAACCCCATCCCTAGCGGGAAACACATGCCAGCAGGCAGGTGTTTGAATAAGCGGCGCGCACAGCATGCCCGGAAGTAATAACGACCGGTGAGGGCAATACTGATCCTGCGTTAAGTCATCGGGGCCTCCCGGACTGGAATGTCTGGGCGGGCACTAAAATGAGCGAATAATTTAGCGACGAGTGTTTTATGACTCAACTATCGACACGGACGGGAATATAAAATTTAATAGCAAAGTAAATAGGGCCGAAGTGGTTTTCTGTCGGATAAAAAGCAAATCTTGGCAAATTAGAAAAATCAAATCCTTTTTTGACTTTCTAGCCACTATTATGCCTCTCATCCATGGCAGCTGTTACTACTTAGGCCCAAAGAAAAAGAACCCTGAATCAAGGGTCCTCTTTCCAAAAGGTTTTACTTCAATTTTTTCGAGGCTCTGAGTTTTTTCCAGTAATCGCCAAATTGTATGAACTTTGACAAAGCGTGGAAGTAACAAGCTAGGATAGCTCTACAGCTTGTGAAAAACTCATGCTATAATAATTATATACCAATCGGCGCAAATAGTCAAGGATTATCTCCAATCAACCACAATATAAAAAAAGGGGGTAAAAATGAAAGGACCGAAAATAATCAAAATGCAATATGGCCGCCTGATCTGCCAGCTGGATCATCATCTCAACCCACTGAATCTGTGGGCCAGACTTTCCGGTCGGCGCCAAAATTTATGGATTTTTCGGATCTACGAAAAACGGATCTGGAAACCTATCAGGAAGTGGCTGTAACCTGGTCTGGGAGGGTGCCAGCGATTAAAACCAAAGTCTCGGGGCCAATGAGCCCTATAATTACAAAACGAATCGTCTTGGGCCCTCCCAGCCCTTTTCCTGCACTACGACCTTTCGCGCGAAGCGCCCGCTGCAAATTTTTTACCGGTGATACCTAACCCTATTTTTCTAAATTCCAGGATTCGCCGAAACCCATTGTCTGCACTATAGCCTGCCCGTGTGATTGCACGGCTTCCTATAGTGTTTTTTATTGTCCACACCGGGAATATCCATTGTTACCCGATTGTTCTCCGCCGGTGTTGCCCGTTGCCGCACGCCGTGCTGACACGAAGATCAGACTTGTGTAAAACAGCGTGGAAATACCCCGTGTTATAGAGGGAGAAGTCCGTATTTGCTAAGGAATTTTATACCATACCCTCACTACCTTTAATTAAATTATGTTTTATGTGAATTATACGTGTGTTTGCAGAGGTGCAGACACCCCGTGCCCACTCGTGCTCGCACTATGCGACAAGAATGTGCACACTGAGCTCAACAGAGTGTGCACCCCGTGAACAATGTGTGAGCACTACGTGCTCACAGCGTGCAACAATGTGATAACACAATGGCGAGCGCGAGTATGACACTATAATACTCTATGCTATACAATGCTCTTTTACTCTTCTTACTCATTGGGGGCGGGGCTGTTAAATTGAGAAATATGAGGTTTTGTTGATTATTGATGATTATGGCTCATTGATGTTGATTGGGACACGTGGGACACAATTTAACACTATCAATGAACATTAACGCTATGACCTAAATTGTTCTATATAAAACTTAAACAGGATGGCGCTATCGCGCCCTTTATTTATCTAAAGGCCGGCTGACGCCGGAGAGGATTGATTATCTATTAAATAAGCCTAAAGGCTAAAGGTTGGATTGATGCTTGATTATGTTAAGTGTGGATAAATTACGCAAATTGATTAACACAATGCCTATTGACTGATAAATTTATTCGTTTTATAATAAATGGCTTAAATTAAAGAATATAATGCATTGATTATCATTGATGTTTATTGTAGTATATTGACATTGATTGATGATGGGTGTATAATTAATTATATAAGATAATAAACAAAAACAAAACCTATGAACCATTACAATTTTCAAAAGGGTTGGCGAGCACTCAACACCACGCTATACGAATTCAGACCACTTGAATATAAGCACGTCATCCCCTTACTCCTGATAACCCTACTCGTCCTATCATTGAACATTAAATAGCCAACGGCCAAACGGCGAGCGATTAAATAATTTCACGCGCATACGCTATAGGCCAATACAATAACAATGCTATAATGCACGGCCAATCACCGGCAATCAATAGCATTAACATTAATTAAGCAAGCTGGTGGGCGGATATGCTCCGCCCTCCGACTTGCCGAGAGGATATAAATTTATGAAAACTTTTAACATCAATGAGCACGCGACAATCGTGTGCGAATGGAAGAAGACGCG